GTCTTGCGTCGGCCGTCACCCAAAAAATCGCCTTGGGCGATGCCTTTGAGGAGGCCGGCGTTGAACGCTTGGTGCATGATCGCGGTGAGCTCGTTTGCCTCGTCGAGCGGCACGTCGTGCCGGATCATGGGTACGGAGTTCGCATCGACCCAGGCGCGGGGGTTGGTGCTGTTCATTAGCCCCAGCCGTTGAAGTAGCCGAGGACGACGAAGATCGCGATGACGACCCATGCGATCTCGCCGATGGTGACGGTTCGGTAGTTCACTCCTCGTCGCCCTGGTCGTCGTCGTCGCTGTCGGGTTCGGGCTCGGTTGGTTCGGGGGTGGTGGGTTCGGTGGTTTCGTTCATGGTTCCTCCTTGTTTGCAGGCGATATGCCAAGCGTGCTGAGTATGCGTGAGATCGTCGATGTGGTGTTGGAACGATTCCCTCGATGTGTAGATGCGCTGTCCGCAGATCTGGCAGGTGTGGGGCATCCCGGCTGGTGGTGTGCTCGAGGATCCTTGGGTGTAGGTGGTCCCGTGCTTGGAGGTGCGGCGGGTCATCGTTTCCGCCATCGGCCGTTGATGCCGGTGGTGAGCCACCGGTCGCGCCACGCGTCGCGTTGCCGGCGCATCGTGTAGAACCGCTGCCGCCACTTTTCGGCGCGCGCAGTTGCGGCGTCCCGTTGGTCGGCGACCTCGTCGATCCGTTCACGGAGGCGGTGCTCGCGGTCGTTCATCGCTGTTCGCTCGTGAGGCGGTGCTCGAGCTGTTCGTGGAGGCTTTCGGCGAGGTGCCCGTCGATGCGGTAGCCGCGGAGCTCGGCGTCGAGGTCGAGGTCGTCTCGGATGACGCCGTTACGGATCATCCGTTCGATCGCCGCGAACCCGTCAGCCGCGACGACGTTGGTGCGGTGCGACGAGCTCGCCGGTGGTGCTGGTTTTGGCTCTTCGGTTTTCAGAGCCGAAGGCAAGATCTTAAGATCTTTCTTCTCTTTCTCTACTTCTACTTCTCGCGAGCGCGCGAGGGCTAGCGGTTTGCTAGCAACAACCTGGATGAAACCCGCATGAATCAACGAGTCGATGTGCGCAGTTCGCGCGGACTTCCCGCACAGTTGCATCGCTTTCCACAGGGGTAAGTGGCCTCCACTGCGCGCGTACTCCGCCCAGATCGTCGTCAACATCCCGCGAGCTGCGGTGCTCAACTCGCACCACTCGTCGTTGCTGTTGATGTCGGTGTACAGCTTGATCCACGGCGGTCGCCGGTCGCTGTAGTGCTGGAACTTGTCCCAGTTCCGGACGATGATCCAGCCGTCCACTTACTCCGCGTCCTCCCGCTTCTGCCGTGAGGCCGCGTACAGCTCTTCGAGGCGCTCCTCACGCGGGTCGGGTAGGAACTCCGACCCGGGCCACTCGCGTTCGGGCTCGTCATACGTCCACGCCGGCGGTGCGGTCTCTCGTGGGGCGTCCATCAGAACGGGACGGCCTGCGCCTGGATCGCCTCGATGATCAGGTCGTACCTGTCACGCGGAATGTCCAATGTGGAGTCGACCCCGGCGATGTCGAGCACGATCTTGCGGAGCAGCTCCTCGCTGACGGTGTTCTCCTTCGCGACGGCCCACAGCCGTTTCCGCTGCGGGCTCGTGATCACAGGAGCAGCCGCCCGCGGCTGCTCCTGTGGCTCGTCGGCGGCGTCGCCGCGCAGGTCTTCTTTCGCCCACAGGTCCAGTGCGACACCGAACCGCATCGCCGCGTTCCGGATCGCGTCACTGATGCACTCCTTCGCGTTCTTCCCGTCACCGACACCTGGGCGGGTGACACCGCAGACCGTCAACCGGATCCACAGGTTCCCCGCGCGATCGAGCGCCGGCAAACCCTCCGGGGTCAGTGCGAGCGGCTCCCACGACCATGCCGGGTCGACCTCCAACAACCGGCTCGTGACGGCGGCGTGACCGACGTAGTCGAGCATCACCCCGCCCTTTGGTAGCTTCCCGATCTGCGAGGCGGGGAACGGCTCACGGAGCTTCCTCGCCCACTCTGTGTCCGGCGCCTGACCGCCTGTCGGGCTAGGCGGGGGTGACGGTGCAGGCGCCGGATCCCTCGCGGGCATCAGATCAGCCCGCACAATCTCGCGCTGTTCGGCCACGGGTAGAACCCGCGGCCCGACAGGTACGCCCTCATGGCGACCGCGATCTGCACCGCCGGCGGCCAGTGATCAGCGGTCCCCCATGCCCGTAGGTAGTCGGATCCGTAGGTGCTCATGAACGACCAGTCCATCTGCAGGCCGCCGTAATACGGGGCGCCCGGATCGGTCCACGAGCCCTCGAACCGGTGGATGCACATGAACCCCCGCATGAGCGCATCCGGGGTCGCGCGCGTCGTTTTCGCGGTGACAGCGAGAGCAAGCGCGAGGAGGTACAGGGCGAGGATGAGGTGGGCTGCACGGTTGATGTCACCGATCCTTTCCTTCGCTTGGGGTGGCTCGCGACACGCGGGTCGCGGCTTTCTTAGGGTCGTCTTCATCGCTCCCGTCGCTGCTTCGGGGTCTTTGCGCCAGCCGCTGAGCGCCCGTTGAACCTCACCCACCTTGACCTCGTAGGTGGTAGGCGGTGCCCTTCCAGTAGTCCGCCCGGTCAGCGTCAGTCCGGAGCCGTTTACTGGGATTTCCATCCGCTAAGCCGGTCACTGCTCGCCACCGTCGAAGACGTGCCAGACCAGCGAACCGTCAGCCATGAGGGCGGAGCCGATGTAGGGCTGCTGCCAGATCGGGTGACCGGTTCCGCGAATGATGATCTCCCGCGGCCTCGTCTCACTCGTCGGGATCACACGCGCCCAGAGGCACAGCTGGTCGTGCTGGACCGCGACGAAAAGCAGGTCGGCGTCGGCGGGCATCCGGATCGCCTGCACGTCCTCGATCGCGAGCGGGAACTTCCAGACCTCGCTCAAAACCGCCCCTGAGCAGGGAAATATGTCTTTCGGGCCTTATGCCTGTAACAGCGGATGTGATCCGCTAGGCAGAAATCCCTGCTGAGCGCACTTTCGGGATGTGACGGAACGCGGGTTCGATTCCCGCCGCCTCCAAAATCCCTGCAAATCGCATCGGCGGGATGTGACACTTCAATCGTCCCGTTCCATCGCCCGCAACGCGGCAGCGAGGTCGGCGGTGTCGAGGTCGGCGTAGATCGACGTTGTCCTCATGTCGATATGGCCGAGGATCTGCTGCGTGATCTTCAGGTCGCCGCTGTGGCGCTGGACGGCGCGTCCGGTGGTGTGGCGGCCGCGGTGCATGTTCGCGCCGGCGGTCACGCCCGGGTCGACGAGCGCGGCGCCCTGGAGGCACCGGTACCACCAGCGGTGCACCGTCTGCCCAGACGACCGTTTCGGGCTGTGGGTGCGGGTGGTGACCTCGGCGTACCCGACCGGCTCCCCTTGGATCATGAGCATCTCGTCGGCCTCGTCGAGCGGGACGCGGCGGCGGCGGGTGTCGCGCCGGTAGAGCAGGTAGTCCTCCTGGTCGAGCTGCGCCTCGAGTTGGAGCTCGCCGAGGCGACGCCAGAACACGGGCTCGACGATCGGGATCGGGTACACCCGACCGTTCTTGGTGTGGACGGTCAGCTCGCGCATCTCGAAGTCGAAGTGCTTCAACTGGATGTTCTGGATCCCGGAGCGACGAAGGCCGTAGCGGAGGATCAGGTAGGCGAGGACCCAGTCACCGACGTAGTCCTGCGCCGCGAGCACCTTCTTCACGAACGACTCCGTGAACGTTTTGCGGTCGACGTCGCGGACCTTCGGCATCTTCAGCGCGCGGGCGGGGTTGCCGGGGAGCTCGCACTCTTCGATCGCCCAGTCGAAGAAGCTGACCCAGATCGACCGGATCTTCTTCTTCGTCCTAGGGGTGGTCGGGGTGCCCTTCGGGGTCGTCGACCAGTGGCGGGCCATGCACGCGCGGAGCAGCGCGACCCCGGCCGGCGGCGTGAAGTCGAGGATGCCGAGCGTCGGGTTGTCGGTTGCGAGGTGCGCCAGCGGGGGTTCGTAGTCGCGGACCGAGTCCTTCGAAGCGAACGCCTCGTGTTCGAACCAGTGCATGAACCGCGCGACGTCCGCGCCGAGCGGTGTCTGCTGATAGCGCTTGTCAAGCACGGGGTTGTCCAGGATCGCCCTGGCCTCCGCGAGCGTGAATAGCGCCTGCGTAAGATCGTTGCCGCATGGGAGCGAAGACCTCCTGTGCCGGGCCCCCGGGCGCTGGACGGCGTCGCGGGGGTCATTTGTGTTGTCGGCCAGGATGGTACTCACGTCGCGGTCTCCCTGGTCAGCTTCTCCCGGACGTGGAGGTGGAGCTCGGTGACGGCGAACAGGACGGCTTGCCAGTCGCGGCGGGAGACGTCGTCGGCTTTCGGTTCCGCGTCGACCCGGTCCTGGAGCTCGTAGACCGTGTCGGCGATCGCGGTCACGCTGAGGTCGACGATGTCGCTCACTGATCGGCCCCGTTGTGGTCGTCGCCGGGTACCGCGTCGATGCCGAGGTAGCGCAGCACTTCGCTTTCGGGAATCCGCTTCGATCCGTCCGCCAGCTGGGTTACCTTGATCAGTCCCTCGTCGATCCGCCGTTTGATCGTGCGGGGATTCTGGTCGGCGAGCAGAGCGAGATGCGTGACCTTGTAGCGCCGCTCGATCCGGGTCATAGCCGCCGTTTTACCCCGCTGTCACCGGGCGCGCTGACACGCTCTGTCCACGTCTGTCCCGCCCTGACCACTTCTGACGTAGCGACGGAACTTGCCGCACTTTGCAGGCAAAAGATTGGGCAGACGGCCGGCTGTGGCATCCCGACCGTCTGCCCGGTCGCCGCGAGCGCGGCGGACTCGCCGCCCAAGGTGCCCAGCCACACCCGCCGCACCAGTGAGCAAGGGTGACCACCCAGGATAACGTGCCCGCCGGCCGCATGACCCTCCCAGAGTCCCGCCCGGGATGAACCGGGCGTTCGACACTATCCCGTGGATTATGAGAGCGTCAAGATCCCGACCGACACGAAAAGCCGCAACGAGCGGGGAGTCCTGCGTAGAAAACCCCTAGACGGGACACGTTCGCTTTTCCGAACAGTCGCCGGGCCGTCGTGACCGGACGGGGAAGATGCCATAGGCATGGCGCGGAAACACCTCGACGCTGTCCGGAAGGCAGCCAGAGCAATCGACAACGCCAGAGAGAATCTCGGCGACAGGATGCTCGAGGCGCAGGAGTCCGGTGAAACGGTCGTGGATATCTGCGAGGTCGCCGGGCTCGGCCGGACGCGCGTCTACGAGCTGATCGACGAAGCGAAGCGCCGCCGGGAACAACGAGGCTAGCCGGCCGGCGCCAAGCACTGGACAGAGCTCGGCGGCCGGCCGACCCCTGACGGTAGCCAAGCCCGGACACCCCAGATGGGGGATACGTGCTATCGAGCGTGGCCGCTACCTTCACGTGTGAACCCCGGCGGGTCTTCCGGCGGGGGAACTGGACAACACAGGAGATTTCGATGAAAGCTGCTGTTCTTGCTCTGCTGTGCCTCGCTTGTCTTGCCGCGAGCGCATCCGCGTCCGCTACCCGAGTCACCGGTATATGGGTCAGCGAGTATGGGATGTCGGCAAAGCTTAGGTCCACGTATGACTATGCGTCCTGTTCCGGGCTTCGCCGCTACGGGACGCACTCGTTGAACACAGCCCAGTGGGGATGGGTCCCCGGGTACTTCGAGTTCGACTGCTTCTACAACACGGGCTCTAAATCGTGCTATGGCGGGCGCTTTGAGTCAGATGCGGGAGCTAGGGGTGGCGCGTGGTTCCCACGGATGCTGTCGCCAGGCCGCTGTTACAGCTAGCGGCGTAGCGATGCGAGCACCGCGAGGGCGAGCAGCACGACGAGCACCCACAGGACCGTCTCGATCAAACGTCGGATGTGTTGGGCGGGTCGCCGGGCTCGGGCTGCGGTTCGAGCTCGGCGGTCGTGTCGGGCCACCGCGGCAGCGTCCGCTCCACGGGCGGGTGCAGCTCGGGCCAGCCCGGCTCCTGGTCGTAGCGGTCGCGTTCGACGAAGAACCCGTACCGGGTGCGGCGCACGTCGGGGTCGCGGCTCATCATCCGGTACAGCAGCACCATCGCAACCAACAGGAGCACGGCGGCGATGCCGAGGACCTTCCAGTCAACCGTGGCGGCGATCACGTTCCTGCTGCTCCTCCTCCCTCTTCCCCTCGAGCTTCCCTTCCATCCGCGCGATCTTCTCGCGGAGGAAGCTGACCGCGACCGCGAGGTAGATGATCCCGATCAGCTCGAGGCTGTTGACGGTGATCAAAGCTTCGTCGCTGATGCGGGCGACGATCAATCGGCGACCCGGACGAACACGACCGAGGCCTGAGAGCTCGACCGTTGTCGTCGGTAGACGCCGCCGCCGTTGCTCTGGCTCCCGTTGTTGTCGGAGCTGGTGTTGCCGCCGATCGCGCTGAACGAACTCGGGGTGCCGGACTCGAACAGCTCAACGTGGTCGAACGTCCCGTCGGATGGGTCCCAGTCGTAGCAGACGAGGTCACCAGGGATGGGCGCCTGGGTGATCGTGAGCCCGTTGGTGGCCTTCGCGGCGTCCGCGACGATGTACGGGACGTACGCGTACCGGCTGCCGCGAGCGAACGACGGGGAGCCGCCCGCCTCGACCTCGTAGCAGTACGTGGCGAACATCGCGCACCACGGCTGGAGGTCCATCCCGTAGTACTCGCCGAAGGTGGTGTGGTTCGACCCGGCTGGGTTCTCGGTGTACCCGAGCCAGCCGGTCGCCCCGTCCAAGGCCTGCTCGCGGACGGTTGCTTTCGGCGCGGGTTTCGGGTGGAACCGGGCGTACGCCTCAGCGATGAGGTTGGCGGCGTTCGCGTCCATGGCCATCTCGCCGGCGTGGGGTTTGCCTTCGGGGACGCGGATCGAGCGGAGCGTGTTGAACATCGCCTGGTCGACGATCCCGGTGTCGGGCATGTTCTGCTGTCGTTGCACCCCGGCGACACCGGTGTCGACCACGTTCGGCCCGCAACCGTTCGCGAAGTTGTCGCTGTAGCTGTCGTCGAACCTCGAGGCGGGGCCTTGCCAGCGCCCGGCACGCCAGACGGTGCGCTTATAGGCGACGGTGTCGGGGCCGTCCGGGTCGCCGACGTGGAGCTCCCGCGGGAACCCCGGGACGGGGACCATCGGGCCGCCCTTGTACGGCTGCTGCCACCAGTCCATCAGCCGCCTTTAGTGATCCGGATGTAGCCGGGAAACGGGTTACCTGACCCGCCAGCGCCGGCGCTGACGGTCGCTGTCCCGTTGAACTCCCAGGCGCGAACCGACCAGGTGTAGGTTCCCGCCGACGGGGTGAAGTAACGGCGGGCGAAAACGGATGGGCCTCCGCTGGCGGACCCTTCGGTGATGAGCTGGGCGAGCCTGCCGATCGAGGAGCTGCCCTGGTAGAGAACAACGATTAGTTGGGCTGATGCCGCTGGTGCGAGAACCACGTTCGGGCAGTAGAACTCAACGCAGATCAGGGTTGACCCGTCGACGGTGAGCGACGCGGCGGTGACGACGGTGTTCGCGCTGCCCTCGGCCGTCGCACTGATACTGACCGATGAGGTGAACTCGACGTAGGAGAGCTCGGTGACGCCACCACCCGCCGCAGCCGCGGCCCATTTGATCCCGGTGGTCTGGGTGCTGTCGGCGGTCAGCACCTGGCCGTTCGACCCGACCGCGAGCTTGCTGGCGGCGTCGGCGCCGGTCGCGACAGCGAGGTCGCCCTTGGTGTCCCAGATCGTGTCGGCGACCATCCCGCCGCTCGGTAGCGCCGCCCATTTGATCCCGAGCGTCTGCGCCGAGTCCGCGGTCAACACCTGGCCGTTCGACCCGACCGCGAGCCTGGCGCCCGAATCAGCGGCCGACGCGGCGACCAGGTCGCCTTTGACGTCCCACAACGCGTCGTTCGCGATCGTCGTCGGTGTGACACCGCTCCCGAGGGTGGCGTAATCAGCCCAGGCGGCGGACACGACCCGTTCGATTTTCGCGTGGGTCGTACAGACGTACATCGTTCCTTCGGGGAGCCCGGTCGTGGCCGGGCGGGCCGAGTGGGTGCCGGGCCCGAGGAAATGCCCTGCGAACGTCGTCAACGTCGGGCTCCTTTCACAGTGTGATCAGGGTCGGGATCAGGTTGCCGGTGCTGTCCAATACGCAGGTGCCGTCGCTGTCGACCAGCGGCATCCACCATTGCGTGAAGGTTGTGGGGTCGCCGCCGGCGCCGGTGTCGTCGTCGACGAACGTCGAGCTGATCTCGATGTCGAGGATCTCGGGGTCGGCCGGGTTCGGGCTCGTCTGGATCGAGATGTCGGTGCCTTCGACGAAGTTGAGGGTGTCGACGGTCATCGGGTCAGGTGGGCCACGTCGACCAGGGCGGCCCCCACGCCCGGTCGCACGAGATGTACAGGACGAAGTGGGGTTTGTAGGTTCCGCCGGTGTTCGCGCACGAGAACGTGAGCGGGACGGTTGCGTCGTGCCAGGCTTGCGCGACGAGCCGCATCCCTGCTTTCAGGGTGGGGACACCCGAGACTTTCGGGAGCCAGTCGTTCCCGTTGAGGGCGTAGGCGAGGCCGGCGTTCGGGGCGAAGAAGATGTCCGGGTGGCTACCGGTGTTCCCGGTGTCCCCGGACGCGAACACGCTGCCGCCGAGATAGACGTTGATGCCGCCGCCCTCGTCGCACGGGTTCGCTGCCTGCTCCGACACCACCTGGATCAGGGTTTTCTGGTGGGTCGTCTCGAAGATCCGCAACCCGCGGAACGACGTGGTGGGCTGCACCAACGGGTTGTCGATCCGGAGGCACACCTGCATCCAGTCGGACGGGTCGCCGAGGAACGCGACGTCATGCGGGACCGTGATCGCGTGCGGCGCGTCAACGTCGAGCCACCCGGCGGCGTCGCTGCTCGCGAGGTCGATCGCGGCGCTCATCCCGTCGGGGTTGTCCCTAGCCATCACCGGGGTCGCGAACGGGACCGTCGTCCACGTTCTCGGCTGCACGGTGAACGACGGGCCGTCATACGTGAACGGCTGGTCGCTGATCCAGTCGAGCCCGGACGCGGCCGGCGGCGGCGACGGCGGCGGCTTCGGGGTTTTCGCGGCCGGCATCGTGGATCCGTTCACGGTGACCGCCGGCGCCGGGGGTGGCGACTGCCAGCTGGTGCCGCCGTGCCCGTCGCTGACGAGCACCGACCCGGCCGCGACCCCGCCGGTCGCGGCCTTGTGCAAACCGTCGACGTCGGCGTCCGACAGGGCGGAGCCGTACACGGCGGCCTCGTCGATGACGCCGAGGAACGGCCGCCACACACTGTTCCCGGTGGTCGGGGCGTTCGGCCCCTGGTAGCCGCCGATCCGGATCGTCGCGAGCGACCCGCCGGTGATCGTCGTCAACGTCGAAGAATCAGCGACGGACGCGCGGAGAACACCATCGACGTACACCCGGCTGGTGGTGCCGTCGTACGTCGCGACGAGCAGCGAGACCTGCCCGGCGGTCACCGCGCCCGCCGGCGAAGCAGCGGCGACGTACGAGCTGGGGGTGCCGCGCCAAAACTGCACCTCGCCCGTCGGGAACCGCACGTCCAACGCCCAGTAGCCGACCGAGATCACGCCACCCCAGAACGGCAGCGACGTCGACGATGGCCGCACGAGCGCGACGACGCTCATCGCGGGGTTCGACGCGTCGAAGTTGAAGTTGATGTTGCTCGACCGGTCGGAGTCCTCGAGGAACGGGTGGACAGCCGCGGCGGCGTCGTTGCCGGCCATGTTGAACCCGACCGCGCCGTCGTCGGTGTCGGCGGGGAGCAGCCCGGGGGTGACGTCCTCGGTGACGGGGGAGTCGCCGCTGGTGCCGGGGTTCACGGCGAGGTCGCACGGGTTCGACGGGTTGTAGCCGCTCGTGTCGGCGTAGAGGGGTGCGCCCTCCCCGAGCCGCCAGTAGCCGCGGAGCTCGGGGAGCGCGAAGATAGCGGTGGTGTAGTTGCTCGCCTGGCCCGGCAGCAGCCCGGGGACGGGGTCGGGGCCGCCCGCGACGTGGGTGATGCCGTGCATGCGGGGATGCGGCGCCGGCATCAGGGAGGCCCGTCCTCAGGGAATGGGTTCGTTGTCCAGTTCGCTTGAGGTGACACGTCGAGGCTGAGTTCGACGATGATCGGGATGTCGGGGTTCCCTGGCTGCCCGGTGTAGTGGATCCCTTCGACGTAGAACTCGGCGTCGAACCCGCCCCCGCCGGGATGCTGCGTCTTCACTGTGAGCAGGTCTGAGATGTCGACGTTGCACATGAACTGCCACAGGTGGGAGCCGAGCACGTCACCGGGGCGGCGCGTCTTGAAAGTCAGCTTCGAGATCCGCGGTTGGGGGTCGTTGTAGTTGCTGAAGTAGTAGGTCGCGAAAAGCTTCGTCTCGACGAGCGCGTCGTTGCCGGTCGCGATCCCTTCGACTGTTTGGAGCTGGTCGAACGTGATCGAGCGGAGCCCGTACAACCCGATCGACGCGTCGTCTTTGACGTACTGGCCGGCGACATCATCCTTTTCGGGATCGAGCATCCGCCAGGTGCCGTCGTCCTGGACGATCCCTTGTGGTGTCGCGGAAGCGGCGTTGTAGAGGTTGTCGTTCCCGAGTGACCATTCGAGCTCGGCGATCGGGACGGCCATGGGTTCGCCCCACGCGGACGGGTCCGCGACCGTCCAACGGCTGATGTTGTACTCGGCGACGTCGGGACGGAACCGGGCCTGGCGGCCGTGGAAGATCAGGTGCCCGGGTGCGGAAGGGCCGCCGATCCACATGTTCGCGACACCGGGGAACTCGCCGTCGGCGGCGTCCCAGAGGGCGTCGAGGGCGCTGGTACCTGGCCCGTACGCTTTCGGGCCGAGCCGCACGTTCCCGGAGAACACGTCGACGCCGGGGACCGCGAGCTCTTCGGGCCATTTCAGGTTCCCCAGGCCTGCGGTTCCGAGGATCGCATAGATCCGGTCGCTCATCGTGCCTTCGGTGAGGCCGTAACCGATGTTCCCTTTCGCGATCTCCGCCGGCAGCGGGAGGATCCCGTCGACGCCGACCTGGAGCACGGCCTGTTCGAGGACAGCGAACCCGTCGACGAGCTGGAGCTCGAGCTCCATGTACTGGCGGGTCTGGTCGAGCTGGTAGGCCCACGCTTCGACGAAGCCGCGGAACAGTGTGTGCCAGGTGTCCGAGGCGGGGTTGTAGAGGCTGATCGCGGCCTGTTTCCCGGGTTTGACGTTGCCTGTGTAGGTGCCCGACCCGGTCGGGTCGAACAGACCGGCCCGGTCGACGATGTGCACGGTGGCTGTCCCGGTCCCTGTTTTGGAGAACTCGTCGGGGCGGCCCCGGTCGATCTGCCAGTCCCTCACGCGGCACCCGTCGAGGGTGTCGATCCGTGTCCAGGTCGGGTCAGGTTCAAGGGGCGTCGCGTCGAACGCGATCGACACGCCGAGGGGGTCAGCCATGGAACCCGGACGTTTGTTTCGCTGTTCTCCGGGTTGCGCGGGCCTGGTGTTTCGTGACGACCTGCGCGACTTCGCGCCCGTCGATGTTGACGTGGACGTGGACGGGCTGGATGTCGGCGCCGCCGATGTTCGCGACCAGCCTGCGGCGGCCGGTGACGTCGAGGCCGGTGCCGGCGGCGAGGATGTTCGCGAGCTGCCTCGACGACACCTGAGCGAGACCGGCGAGCGGGTCGATGTTCTGTTTGTTCAGGTCGCGGATCTTCTGGCGGGTCTCCCACAGGTCGCGGACGAGGTCGAGGGTGCGGCCTTCCTGCCGGATCTTGCCTTTGAGCCACTTCTCGATCGCCTGGTACGCCTTGCGGTCGTCGGTGAGGGTTTTGGTGGCCTGGGCGCGTTCGACGGCGAAGTCGAGCCAGGCGCGTTGCGCGTCGCTGGCGTCCTGGGCCTTCTGCTTGATCTGGTCGGTGAGATCTGTCCGGGTCCCGCGTTGCTGCCGCACCACGTCCGCGAGTTTGTCCTCGAGCGTGAGTTGCCTCGTGATGTCCTTCGTGACCGCGAGACGGTTCCGGATCAGTTGGGCGATCTGGCCGAGCCGGGCGATCTGCCCTCTGAGCGACGTGATGTCCTGCACTCGTCCGAGCTGCCGGTTGATCATCGCGTCGAACCACTGGTTCCGTTGGGAGGCGGTGACACCGCGCCGGCCGCCGCCGGCCGCGCCTGCTGTCACGGCGGGCGCTGTTGGGGGGCCGGTGACAGCGGTCGGGGCTGTCTGCGGGCCGGTGAGACCGGGTGGGACACCGACCGCGCCGCCGACGGCCTGAGCGGTCTGGGTCGCCTGCGCCTCCAGGTCCTGGAGGTCCGCTTGCAAGGCTGCTTTGGCGCGTTGGAACGGGCCGCCGCCGAGGATCTTCGGGAGATGCGAGAACGCCTCCACCATCGCGAGCAAGGTCTTGTCCTCGGTCTCCTCCATCCAGATCCAGAACTCCTGGAAGAACTGCTTCACCGCCTGCCAGTGAGCGATCACCTCGGTCGCGGCGATACCGGCAGCGACAGCGAAGACACCCCACCCGGTCGAGATCAGCGCGGCCTTCCACGCGTCCGCGGTGATCCCGGCGGCGATCACGTTCGCGGTTGACACCGCGATTGCTGACCCGATCCCGGCGGCCTTGAATCCGAGGAAGGCGCCGCCGAGGACGATCAGCGCCTGGTGCCAGCCGCCGAGATCACCAACAACGGTCTTGATCACGCCGCTGATCGTCCGGATCGCGCCGATGGTCTTGTCGACCGCTTCTCTCAGGTCGTCCTGCACGCGTTTCTGGTTGCCCGACTTGGCGAGCCAGTCGTTGATCTTCTTGACGACGTCGGTGATCGCGGGGACGAGCGCGACCCCCAATGCGATCTGGAGCTGCCGGACGTTCGCCTGCAGGATCCGCTGTTGGTTCGCCAATCCTCCGGAGGTGCGGGCGAAGTCGCCCTGTGCCTGCGCGGTGTCCTTGTAGATGATCGCGAGCCTGGCGATCACTTTCTCCTGGTCGGTGAGCTGTGACGCGTGTTTCTTGCCGGTCTCCGTCAGCGCTTCCTGGTTGACGCGGGTCGCGGAGAGGAGCACGCCGTAGGCGCGGAGCGGCCTTACCTGCCCGGTCAGGCCGGACTGGAGCGCGTCGAGGGCGGACTTGACGTCGGTGTTGTAGAACGACGCGAGGTCCGCTCCGAGCTGGGTGAGCTGCTCCGACTGTCTCGCGGCCTCCTGCCCCGTGATCCCCAACGGGCGTAGCAGCGCGCCGAACGAGCTCGCCGTCTGCAGCGCCTGGTCTTCGGCGAGCCCCATCGAGTTGACCGTGGTTTTCGCCCACGCCTCGACCGCCTTCGCTGACGCGCCGAACACGACGTTCGATTTCGAGAGCTGCTCCTCGAGGTTCGACGCGGCCTCAACCGAGCTTTTGACGACCTGGACGAACCCGACGCCGCCGAGGAACGACGCCGACGCGAACGCGACCGACCGGCCCAGCGAGCGGAACGCCCCGGAGCCGGCAAGCACCCCGCGGAACGTCCGTTCCATGTCCCGGTTGAACTTGTTCGCGCCGCCGGCGGCCTCACGGAACGACGCGAGCAGTTTGCTGGCGTCCCCGACGATCGCGACGCCGATGACGCGGTTCCCGAACGCCACCGGCTATCCCCCGTGGTGGAGGGACGCGAACAACTCGGTGCAGCCCAACAGTTGGGCGGGTGTCAGGTCGCCCACGGCACCGGGACTAACGCCGAAGTATCCGAGTCGGGCGTCCCAGAGCCGCTCGGGCTCGGTGTCTCCGAGGGGTCCGAACTCGTCCTCGTATCGGGACCAGAAGAGGTCCCGTTCGAGCTCGAGCTTCCTGCCGGGGGGCCAGCATCATCCTCCACGGCCTGGTCGGGCTGGTCGGTCTCGAGCCGGATCGACGACGAGAACGGCGCGTCGACGATCCGCTCGAAAACCTGTTGCACCTCCCGGGCCTCGATCTTCCCGGCCCGCCGCAGCGCGATAACCGCGAACACGCTGAAAAGCTCGGGGTCGGCCCCCTCGAACCCGTCGGTGATCGTGGCGGGCATGTATCCGGAGAGGCGTTTGATCCAGCCCCACTCGCGTGTTGTTGGTTCCGAGGCGGCGAGGTCGAACTCGTAGCGGCCGTCGTAGGGCTTCACGCCTTCGATCACGACCCAGTCCATCTAGACGGTCTCCCACAGGTCGCAGACACGGTGGACGGCGTCCTCGAACGCTTGCTCGGTGTTCTCGACGTTGTCCTCGAGTGACGGCACCAGCGCCCTGGTCATCTGCAACGCCCCGAACTCGGGGTGCAGCCCCGTTGTTTTCCGGAGCGACTGCTCGACCGAGATCCCCCGTTGCCGCACGTAGGTGCGGTACCCTGCCGCCGATTTCGCGTCGTAGCGTGCGAAGAGGGCGGCCGCCTCCTGCTTGACGGGGTCGCCGACCTTCCTGAACGTCGCGCGCATCTCCCGCTTTGTGGCCTTGTCAGCCAACGCGGATGCGCGGATCAGTTCCCTGTAGCCGCGAACAACAACTTCGAGATCCTTGGGCATCAGCCCCCAACTTCCGCGGCGGTGAAGAACTGGAGGCCGTCCTCGTCGGCGGCGTTGAACGTCGCCTCGAACGTGTCGACGTCGCCGCGGGTGCCGCCGGGCCCGTACGTGTAGAGCTGCACGTTCCCGCGGAGCTCGGGGTTCGTCGCGGCGACCGCGGTGTTCATGTCGGGCCGCCACTTGAACTCGACGATCTCGCGGTCTTTGTGGATCGGGTACAGGGTCGCGTGAACCTCACCGGTGCCGTAGGAGCCGAAGAACTCGACGGTGACGGACTGGTCGGTGGGACCCGGCAGGTACTCGTTCGCGCCGGTCGGGCTGAACCCTGATACGTCCTCACGGCTGTGTTCGCTCGCGAACCTCACGGTGCGGGCGAAATTTGAGAGGTCGACCGAGTCGACCTCGACTGAATCATTGAGTGCGATCCGCTTCGGCATCTGCGGTCTCCTCCTCCTCGTGTTTGGTGGTGTCGCGCCGGACGACGCGGATCTGGCCGCGCGCCTTCGCGCGGCGCTCCTGGTCGGGGTCGAGTTCCGCGTCGAACTCCTCGCCCGGCCCGTGTCCCGCGAACGGGGTCAGGCCGGTGACCTTGTACGTGGTTTTCATGCCAGAACCCTCACTCTCCATTCGCACCCGAGCAGGCGGCCGTTGACCGGGACGTCCTCGATGTACTCCCGCAACCCTGAGACGCCGGGGGCTCCTTCCTCGCCGATCCCCAAGGTGTCGACGACACCGCCGAGGGTCTGGTCGACCGTGAGAGCAGCCGAGACACCGGTCTCGGGTTCCATGATCTGGTCGAGGAGCTGCTGCCCCGCCACGCTGTCGGCGGTCGTGACCCGAGCGCGGACGGTGAAGAACATCTCGGCGCCGCCGCCGTTCCCGAAGCCAAGGCCGTCCATGAACGGGTCAGCCTGGTAGACGTCGATCGTTGGCGGGGTCGCGTTCGCGAGCCAGTACGGGAACAGCTGCAGATCAGGGATGTCGGTACGGAGCGGCTCGAGCGCGTCGACGAGCGCCTCTTTGATCTCGGCGATTGTGCTCACGCGACGCCCCACGACTGTTCGAGCGGGAGCAGCTTCGCGAGCGCCCGCGACTTCCGCGGCAGGTAGGTAGGACCGCTGGGGCTGTCCAGTCCGATCACGCCGAACGGGACCTCCTGCTGCGACCAGTGCTCGACCGCGCGTTCGAGGTTGACCTCGGCGCACAGCTGCAGCTCCCACGGCGCCAATCCGTCGAGGCGCCCCATCTTCGAGTTGATCTCGCCGGCGGCGACCTCGAGCACCCTCTGGGCCGCAACGGTCTGGTCGGCTGTGGGTGTGCGGATCTTCAGGATCCGGAACAGCTCGTCGGTCGTCGCGTACGTGTCGGACGGCGGGACCGGCTCGCCCGGGGCGGACCCGGTGACGACGAGGTCCTCGATGCCGAGCACCGCGCCGGCGTGCTTCCAGATCAGGGTGTACTGCCCCGCCGTGTCAGGGGCCTGGAGGCCGGTGGCGGCGTACACGCCGGCGGCGATCTCGGTGACCCCGAGGGTCGTCGGGATGATCGCTGTGGCGCCGGTGTTGTCGTTCGCCTCGACCGTGATCAGGCCGGCCAGGCCGGGCTCGCCGGTATCGATGACCGCCTCGAACGCCGCGCCGGGCTGGACGTTCACTGGGCGGCCCCGACCGAGAACGTCACGACCGAGAGGCTGAACCAGTCGATCTGCCCGCCCCCGATCAGCATCCCCTGGAACGTGACCGAACCGTCAGGGGTGACGTCGAAGCGGGCGTTGTTCCCGTACGCGGGGCAGCCGAACAGCAGCGTCCCGTCGGGGCGGGAGTCCGGGGGGAGCGTGGTGAGGAGCTTGCCGACGTCGTCGTCCGACAGCGGCGGCGAGCAGCCGACCATGCCCTCGACGTGCACGACGTTGTTCAACGTGAGGCGGTACTTCGGGGTCGCGAACTGCGGGTCCGAGAACACCTCGAACCCCGGCTCGAGATCCAACGGCCGCCAGTTCACAGCGGCTACCGACGCGAGGATCGCGTCGAGGTCGGTCTGGGTGGTGACGAGGGTGAGCGGGTAGACCCCTGACCCGTCGTCGACGGGGCTCGCCCCGAGCCCCGGATCGATCGTGGTCTCCACGTCGTGGAGGTCTCGGAGCCGCCGGATCACCCTCGTCGCCACCACAGCTGTCAGCCGGCCTCGTCGATCGCCGTGCGGACATCGGCCTTCGGCAACGACGGGTCGACGTCGATGCCGTGCTCGTCCGCGTACGCGAGCAGCTGGTTCTTCGTCATCTCGTCGAGCGTCGGCTCGTTGCTGTCCTCGACGGCCTTCGGGCCGGCGTTCTCGCTGCCACCCGTGCCTTCGTCCCACGGTGCGGACTGGTCGGGACGGACGACCTGCTGGTTCGGCGCGTCCCACATCTGGCCGCTCATGGCGTCTTCGTGATCTTCACCACGCCCCCGGCGGCGGCGATCCACCAGGTGTAGTACCCGGCGTACGCGACCTGGACGCCCAACACGGACGGCTCGACGACCTGCAACGAGCCGATCCGGTCTTCGTACACCTCGACCGCTGCGGAGCTGATGACGAGGTTGGTGCCGGCGGCGAGGCCAGCCGACATGTATGTCGGGATCCCGCTGATGGCGCCCATCAGACCGGAGTTGAAGTCGGACGCCTGGAACCCCGCGGATTGCGCCGTGACGGGGTTGACGGGAGCGAACAGCGGGCCCCACAGCCCGAGCATGTCCGGGGACACGAAGAACGCGACCCTGCCTTGCCCCTTCGTGGTGTTGTAAACGGACGCGGTCGCGGCCCACAGTGCGCCGGCGAGCTCGTCGGTCGTGGCGGCCCCGGTCGGGATCGTCGTCCCGGCGGTCGCGCCGGCGACCAAGGCGGTCCCGAGCGCGGCTTCGGTGGTGGACCCGTACTGCGCGGCGAGGTCGGAGATGACGAGGTCCATGATCGACGGGGTCGACCAGTCGATGTCCTGCCTCGACACGTTCACGTAGCCGCCGTACGTGTTGGCGGTGACGGCGGTCTTCGTGATCGTCATCTTCTGCGACACGAGCTCGTTCTTCTCACCCGCCGGCTGCGCCGCCACCGAGGTGTGCTGCGTGACCTTCGGCCGGGTCCAGCTGTTCGACGGGATCTGCCTGGGGCCGAGCCACGTCGTGATCGGGCGGGCGAGGTCGACGAAGTTGACGACCGGCTCCACGATCGGCGTCGGGAGCAGACCGGGGTTGTCCGCGGTCGTCTGGTGGGACGCGGCGCGGTTGTACAGGTCCATCCGTTTCATCGCGTCCGACGCGCCCAGCGAGCCTTTCCAGTAGTCGAGGACGTACGCGCCGGCGGAGCGGTACTCCACCTGCGCAGGCGGCTGGTTCGATTCGTCCTGGGTGAACTTCGCGAGGTCCGCGATCATCGATCGGGCCTCGCTCGAGATCGCCCGGGACTCGCGGACCGGCGCGATCTGCTTGTTCAGGTCATGCAACCTGTCACGGCTGCGGGTGAACAGCTCCATCTCGTTGTCGGAGAGGTCGCGGTTCTCTTTCTGGGCGTCCTCGATCAGGCCGTCCTGGAACGTCTGCTGCTGCTCGATCTCGGCTGCGAGCCGGGCGAGCATCTGGTCTGACGCACGCATTGCGGGGAACCTCCACTGGTCGCGAAACGATTGGTTTCGCCCGGGCGCCACGTCCCCCGCAACAGCCGGCCCGTCCAACGGCCACGGCTGGTAGTTCAGCGGCTCGGCTGAGGATACCTCGCCTCGAGGACGAGCGCACGGACCCGGTCGAGGTTCGGTGTCGCGACCACGATGCCCGCTGGAGGCTCACCGAGGCCGGGTGCCGCGGCGGGAGGCTGTTGCCGGACCGTGAGCACCTCCGCTCCAGGGTAGGCCGGTATCGGGGTCATTGCGATGTGGCCGAGCCACACCTTGTTGAGGCGGCGGAAGTCGCGCTCCTCCCACACCTCCTCAAGAGTGCCATCGGTCCGTCTCATCGGCAGGAACCCAGCCGACGCGCCGAGGTCGCCGTCGTTCGCGAGCTCGAGCGTCTCCTCCCCGAGCGGTGTGCGTGACACCTTCACCTCGGCGACGAGCCCCTCGGTCCGGGACGGGTGGAACCTGACGGCGTGACCGCATGTCCGGGTGACGTCGTGGTCGCGGTTCAGCTTCACACGGTTCGGTCGCTGGTCGATCCCGTCGAACGCGCCCCTGGTGACGATCTCGCGGATCATGCGGCCGTGGTAGTCGGCGACGGTCGGGGTCTCGTACGGCATGACGACGAGCTCGATCGTTCGTTTCGGGTACGACAGGGCGGCCATCGTCGCGGTGCGGTACTCGAGCTGCCCCGTAGGTTGTGTCATCTCGCTCATGCTGGGACTCCTGCTTGTTCGGGGTTGAGGTCGTCGAGGCGTTCCGCGGCGCGGATCTCGTCGACGGTCAAGGCGGGGTTCCCGAGCTTGTCGACGATCCCGTTCAGGATCTCCGCGGTCTGCGCCCGTTCCAACGGCGGCGCTGCGATGTAGGCGTCGCGGTCGAGCTCGACGGTCGTGCCCCGCGGCAACGCCCACCCGCTGAGGGCGGACATGACAGCGGCGGCCTTGGGACGGAGCCCGGCACGCCAGTGGTGGTCGAACAGGTTCACCACGTTCTTGTAGGTCAGCGGATCCCCGCCCGACGGCAAACCGACCATGTATGGCGGGACTCCTAGCAGGATCGCGATCCGGGATTGGACGTACTGCGACAGCTCCAACAGGCCCATGTCCTTGGGGTTCATCTGCGTCGGTTTCCACGTCACCCCGCCCGAGAGGACGGCGGGCTCGCCGATCGACGAGATCCTCGCTTGCACCCACTGCGCCTGCAGGTCGGCGGCCTGCTGCGCGGTCAGCTCCTCCGGGTGCTCCAATACGCTCGACGGGATCCCGCCCATCGTGATCATCCGGGTCGCGTACTCCGCCAGGACTTGCGCCGCGACGATCCGGCCGCGGCCCACCTCCAACGGGCCGTGGCCGTGCCCGTCGGGGCCGACCCGGGACGTGTAGCGGATGTGGAGCATCCGGCCGGTCACGTCACGGTCGCCCATGTGGAAGTGCCGGATCCCGTTCTCGACGGTCACCTGGACATACCAGGGCGGCACGACGTGGAACCGTGCGGGCCACCCGGTTGCGTAGAACGAGTCGACGACGATGAACACCTCGCCGGCGGCCTGGTAGTCCCAGAACACCTGCTTCGCGAACTCCTCCCACGACACGTACACGTCGGGGTTCGGGTTCGTGAGCCAGTCAGCGTTCAACGTCGGCGCGTCGCCGACGAGGTACGGGGGCATCGTCGAGAGCACCGACGCGTTCAGGTCGATACACGACCACGCTGTCTCCTCCAATGCATCGGCGCCGCTGTACCAGCTCGCTGTCCATTCGGCCGGCCACCCCGACCACGCGGACGGGACGATCCGGGGAAGCCCCGCCGGCGGCACCGGAGGTGTGGCGTCCTCCAGGGTGACGCCGTGCGGGTCCCCAGGACTGACGTTCGGCGGCCCCACGGTGCCCGGCATGGCGGTCGCGGGGTCGTTCCCGTTCGGCAGCTCGGGGTCGGAGGGCCGGATCGAGCGCGTGAAAAGCGCCACTACGCAGGCAATCCTAGTGGATCGCCGGGACGGGAGCCGGTTTGTGCGCCGCGGCGACCGCCCACACGGCGGCCTTCACGACATGCATCTTCTCGCCGTTCAGCAGCTGAAGCCCGGTCGTCGTTTCCCGCACGCGAGCCATAGCAAGCGCGGCGTCGAGCTCGAATGTTGTTGCGTCATGGACGAGCTGGCCGCCCGCGGCGAGATCTCGGAACAGCGACAGGCCTCGTCGGGTCTCGGTGCCGCCGGCGCGTTCCGGTGACGGCGCTATCCCCGCCGGGACACGGTCGAGCATGTTCGCGCCGACGAGGAGCCGCCGGACCGGCCGGATGAGCTGGAGGCGTTGCACCTCCTCGACAGCGGAGTCCCAGTCGTCGCAATCCCACGCGTCGACTTCGAGGCCGCCGCTGTCGAGTTTCCCGACAGCAGCGACCGACGCACGCCACCCGCCCGCGTCCTCCATCGCGACCCAGATCGCCCCGGTCGACGCGAGACCCGGGACAGCCCTGTCCGCCCACAACCCCGGCGGGAGCAGCTCCTCGACGCCGCCCGCGAGCTCGGGGACGCGTCGAGGCCACTGATTCAGCCACTGCGACCGAAACGACGCGAGCGGATCAGGCTCCTCCGGGTCGTCGGTCGCGCCCTCCCGCGCGGCCTGCAACCGCTTCTCGATCATTCGTTCCCGGCGTGTCGACCAGTGCGACGACGCCTGCCGCCAACCAGTCCGGTCATCGACGTCGGTGTCGGCGTGCGCCGACCATTCGATCAGCAGCGCGTCGTCGCCGTCCTCGAGCGCGTCCAGGGCGAGAGCGCGGCGGCTCAGCATCAACGACGTCGCCAACCGGTGAGCCGTCGATACCAACAGCAGCTGCGGCTGCTCCCGTTCCGCCATCGTCGGTTCCAGCCCCTCGTCGACGTACTCGAGCTTCACCTTCCACGCCTCGTCGACGACGCCCATCCCGGCGCCATACCCGTACACGCCCTCGTTCGAGAGGATCATCCACCGGGACCCGTTCTCGACGAGCTCGATCTGGACCTCGCCATTCGCCTCTCGCACCCGGTAATCGTCCGGGCGGTACTTCGCCCACAACCTCGCCGGCCGCTGCACCTCGACGCAGATCCGTAGGTTGTTTCCAGTGTGCAGCACGTCCTGCGGCTCGCCGAACCGGTCACGCTGATGGATCCGCCAGAAGCACAGCTCCCGCAGCAGCCACGACTTGCCGAGCTGCCGCGGCATCGACAGGACGACGGTTTCCCAGACGAGGCCGCCCTGGTCGTCGACCTCGAGGATCCGAGTCGCGGCCAGCCGCTGCCACCACCGCAGCGGGCCGCTCCGCTCCTCCGCCCAAGCGATGAACTCCGGTCCCAGCGACCCCGCCGCGCGCGGGTGAGGAACCGTCATCAACCGCGGCCACACCGCGTCAGCAGGCACACGCCGGAACGGTCTCAGCCAAGGCACCCGCCACCGCTTGTCGTTCCCGGCCAGCCCGTCACGCTCCGGCTCCGGCTCCGGCACCACCGGCACCTCACCCGGCCGCCACCGGCCTTGCTGCACCAGATGACCGCCCGTCCGGTTGCACTCAGCGCACGACGGGATCAGCCGGCAACACCGCGACCCCTCACGATGAACGTGCATCGCCAGCGGCGGATCGTGGTCGAGCGTGTCCGCCCTCCGCGTCTTGCAGTGGGCGCACAGAACAGGCGGATCGAGCGCCATCCGGCGGACCCGCGCGTACCGCGCCCCATACGCCGGCGAGCTAGCCAACCTCAGGCCGCGGAGAGAGAGACGACGAAAAG